CATCCCCAATGGGTAACAGGGCGATTAATTCCGCGCTCTTTCAAATAGTCGGGGTCTGCATTGTCAATCAAAAACTTGTAGTAAGCCATTTCTTTTCTCATCTCCGTGGTCTTTGCGTCCTTCCATTTACCGGTTTTCAACTCAAAGAGTAGAAGACCTCCGTCGGTTGCTTCAAACACTCGGTCAATGATACCGACGAATTGAACGGGGATTGTGCCGTAGCCTTCAATGTCCATGTCTCTACGGACTTCAAGGCGAACCTCATTCGCCAACGGTAATGGGGTTTTGGAAAGCCGCATTCGCGCGTTTTCATATTCCATCAACCAATTCATGTTATAGTAGTAGTCGTCGTGGTAGAAAGGGAAGTCTTTGTTTTCCGCGCGGCGATTTTCAACGATGGTCTTCTCGGTGGGAATGTATTTTTTGAGAAACGAAGTCATGTCAACTCCGGACTCAACCATTTTGTGAAATGCACCCGAACCTTCAATCGCTTGGTAGAACAAATCAAGACCGTTGTGAACATCATCACCGACAACGAGGTGCTTGACCAATTCCTGTGGGCGCGGATAGTTTTGCTCAAGCCACATCTGCTGAACACACCAACCAATTGAACCAGCAGTTGATTTGCTGATGCGGATAACAATACCGTCCTCGCCCATTTCGGGCGTCCATGCATACGAAGAGCCGTCATCGTAAACGCGACTCATTGAAATGCACCTCCGGGTGCATCATCTCGGTCCATGTCATTATGCATTCGCTTCAAAGCGTGAGCCTTTGAACGCTTCATTGAATCAATGTCAATGGTGTAGAGGTCCTCATCCAACTCGTAGGTTTGAATCTCAATGATGGTGGCTGATGGGACAAGAAGGTAGTCGTTGTCGGGTCGCTTCACTCCGATGTATTCGGACAAAAGCGCATCACCAAACAGCAATTCACCTTCTGCTTCGCGCACCTTTTTTGTGCCGGTTTCAAAGTAAACGATTTTCGCAATCAATTGAACTCCCCCGTTGATGGGTCAAATGATTTCTTCACCCAATCACGAGGATGTGGGATGCGCGTTCGTTTTTTGAACTCTTCTGCGGTTATGACATAATCGCTATCGGGTCGTCGTGGTCGCGGAACAGGGAATGGGTCTTCGGGGAAATGGTCGTTCCACGCGGCGATGAGGTCCTCAACTTTGTTCGCCATGTTCAAAGCATGGTCAAGGTCGTCGTTCACCTTGTTAAGCGCGTTTTCAAGTTCCTCAACTTTCCCTTCAAGTTCCTCAACTTTCCCTTCAAGTTCTGCTATTTTTTCTTCGTTTTTGTCGGTCATTTTTCTCACCAATATGTTGCGGGTCGGGGGGTTCCGATTGCGGCTTCAAGGTCCCAACCCAAGACCTCAAAAATGCCGGAGATTTTCTTCTCAATTGATTTGTTCAAAATGGTTTTGGCGTCCAATTCAAAGCCCTCAAGTTCAGCAGGTTCACGGTATGCAACCACTTTGGTTGCTGGCAAACCATTCGGAACGGCTGAAACATAGGTCCATTGAACGGAGTCGCCCGATACAAACGGGTCGCCATCCGCCATGTGTTGGTTGTAGTAGTGCGCGGCCTTTGATGCGCCGGAGAGCGTTTTATAGTCTTCCGGATTCGCGCTGATTCTTGTTGATTGTGTCACGGTCTTCAAGTCCATTTCACCTCGGCGCACAGGGAGAGCCATGTCAAGGACGGCGGCTCGCACATCGGCTTCGGATGCACCGTCGCACACGAGGTCAAGCACCGTCCCTTCGGCTTGCTTGCTGATGGGTGCAAGACTGCTACCCTTCATGAAGTTCGCAGTCTTCATTTTGCCAGCATCCTCGGTGGGATAAGCGACCTTCCCCGCGTAGCGGTTCTTGCCAGCCAACAACCAATAGGGCATGTAAGCCTCAAGTTCAGCAATCAACTTCTCGTTGCCCGTCGTAGACTGCACGACATCTGTGATACGCGCGGCCAATGCTTCGGCTTCCTCAAGCGGCACTTGAATGAAAGCGGAGTCGGTGAAACCGTAGAGAACATTGTAGCCCATGTTGGTCGCCACCGTGTCAAGCAAAGCGATGCACCGTCGTCCTTCGGAGAGGATGGTTTCGGCAATGTCAAGGTCAGCCCAGCCGAACCCAACACTCGCCGTTGCACCATAGAGGCTCGCCATGACGCGCTTGACTGCGGCCTGTGTGGTGTTCCAAGCGGCACGAATCTCTTTGGTTTCTGCTTCGCGCATGCGTTGTTTGCACAATGCTCGGTATTCAAACAAGTCGTCAACAACTTGAGGAAGAATGCCTTTGGTTTCTTGGTCCCAAAAGGTTCCGTTCTCCATCTCAAGAATGCCGGGGCCGGGGCCATCTCGCTTCGTTGTCCAGCACAAGTTGAAACCGGTCATGAGTGAGGGATACAGACCCTTGTAGTCAACAACGGCTACGCCTTCGTAGAGGCCGTTCTCTTTGATGATGAACTCCGCTCCTTGAATGTCGGGCTTTTGCACATTGATGCGAGAAGGTGCAATCAAGTGGGTCTTGCGCCCAAGCAAACCACGCATGAAGTTTGACACATTGGTTGACGATTGGATGGACACACCACAAAGACGAACCATCTCCACGAAGAAGTCCGTAACATTGCGCGCTTCATCAATCCCACGAAGGAGAACGGTGTCAAGCAAACAGTAGTCAACGAACTCGGACCAATACTCATACCAGCCATTGTGGACATCCATACCCTCAATCTCTTCGGTGAGTTTGGAGCCGAGGCCCAGCGTTTCAGCGATGGTATTCAATTTGCGATTGGGTAGTTGACCACCACCGCTGTCTTTCCATACGCGCTCAAATCCTGTGCCGGATTGTGCAGGGGCCGCGGTATCAAACTGCCAAAGACCAGCGATGGGTTGGTCGTCAAAGCGGTATCGTTCACCCTTCTTGGGGTAGCGGATGATGCCGAGTGGACTCAACCTATGCGAGCCACCATGACCGTAGATGTGGTCAAGGCGTTCAATCATGTGAGGGATGTCAAAGAATGTTCCCGCGTGAGCAATCATCATGTCGGGATTTCTTGCATGAAGGAATTGAATGAAGTCGTCATACATTGCTTTCTCCGATAGGAAAATGCGTAGTTGATATTCTTGGTCGCGCACCGTTTTAGTGATAGTGAAGGTATCGCTATCCACGAACTCATCCATGTAAGGACAATTGGTTCTGTCATCAGCCCACGCATAAACAATTGGTGTAGGAATATCGGAGTCAATCACAGCGATAACGGTCGTGAAGTTGTCGTCGCCGGTGTTGCACTCAATGTCATACCACCATTTGCGCGGCTTCCACTTCGGCATCTCGGTGATGTTCTCAACCAAGTATTGGTCAACGAAGCGCATGTCTCCTTCGTAGGAACGGCTGAACATGTTTCGCATGGCGGCGATGTCGTAAGGGTTGTCAGTCTCAACACGCCAAAGCGTAGCACCGTCAAGTCCCTCGTAGGTCTTGTCCTTCAACAATTCAGCAGTAGGGAACGAGCGAAGCATTTGGTTGATTCGGAACTCCGGTGTTGATGTTGGGATGAACATGTGAGGTTTGTAGTCGGTAACAAGATTTTCAATCAGCGCGCCCTTATCATCACGGTATCGGGTGTAGATTGTCGGTGGTCGGTCGTCGTGGTAGATAGCGTCAGCAATCATTGGTCCAACTCCTTCGGCCATGTCACCATTTTGTAACACTCTTTGCACAGCAGGTCGTAGTCGTCTCTTGAATCACAGTCTTCACCGTTGCACATTAAACATTCTTCAGTCATTGGTCTACCCCCTCTTGGTGTTTGAGGATAAGCGTGCATGCAAGTTCAGCGTGAACAATAACAAGCGCGCTTTTGTTTCCCATGTGAAAGATGGCGGGTCCGGATGGCATGAGGTCCAACAACTTCGGGAAGTGAGGTCCGAAGACTGTTTCACATGTCCCGTTGTAATCGGTGTCAACATCGCATTGTCGTGTCATACGCGCGCCACGGTTTGTGCCAGCGGCGATGGTCATTTCACCATCAGCCACACGAACCTTAACGGGTGCATCCTTTCCGATGACTTTGGTGAGTGCGGTCATTCCGCGAGTCGCACCAACGGTCAGCGTCCCATGACATTCCAAATCCGCGCGGCCAAGTTTAGCCCACTTGTTCTGTGCGGCATAACTGATGGCTGTCTCGGCTCGGTCCACGGTGGTGTGCGACATGATGTAGTCGGAGGTCGGTGTGCTGAACTCGTTGTTGCCGTTCTTCAATGTCAGCGTGTTGCCGACATGTCGGATGGTGGTGTAGTCTTCATCGCATGCTTTGAGAAACGCGCCGACTTTGTGGACATCGGGAATGTAGATGACACCTGCTCGGTAGTCGTCTTCCACCCCATGAATGCCGATGGTCTTCGTAAAGAAATGCGTTGCTGTGTCCACGGATGCTTTGAGTTGCAGATTAGCGAGGGTGCAACGAAGGTCGTTGACGCCCTCTCCGAATCCTGTCACGAAAGCCCAAAGTGAATCGTTGTTGAAGGTCCCTTGAACAAGGCTCAATCAATCACCTCTCCTGTGTCAGCGAGGTGGATTGATTTACACTCCGGACAAATGACGGATGGCTTGTTCGCGTCCAATGGTTCGTAGTTACCAGCCGCGCGGCAAAGTCTCACTTTGTTCTTGTCAAAAATGTGCAACTTGTTCGTGTCATTCTTCATTTTCAATCATCTCCTTAACATATCGTAGACAAATGCAGTCGTGGAACTTGATGTATTCCTCCTTCGTGGTAGGGTGAAGGAGGCGTTCTTGAACCGCACCTGTTCCGTTGCATTCCTTGCAACTGCTGATGGGTTTCGCAATCCACTTTTGAAAAACGCAATCGCATGGGTGATTGTAAAACTCAACATCAACACACTCACCTTCGTAGTTGCGGAGGGGCCGCTCCATCACCACCTCACCCGACCCAGCACAAACAGGACAGGCCGGGTTTGGTAGGTATGGTTGGTCTTCTTCGCTACGCGCGGTGGTGTTGTTGTGTGCGGGAGTGCCGGTGCGCTTCCAATCACTCAATTCAGTCCCTCCCGAAGTTCCGGAAGTCCGAACCATTCGGGGGATGCGTTCTGCTTCGTAACCATGATGGTTCGTCGCTGGTCAAGAAGTTCGGGGTTCGTCTTACACTTGACGAACTCAACCTCGTAACGCGTTTCTCCCGTTGGTGACCCGTCATCGCCGCGCACCTTTTTCTTGTGGAAGTGAATGATTTGGTTGAGGTAGTTGGCGGTATGTTTTTCCCAACCGGGTTTCTTTCCTGTGATTGCACCACTCTTATCCATGAGGTCGGTGAAGTGAGTCTCAAAGTAGACGCGGACTCCAAGTGACATCAAGGTGCGAGCGATGGTAGTAAGTTGGTGGAAACGCGTTGAGCGAATCTGCCAATTGAAGCGCATGCCGACCTGCTCATGAGGCTTGACCTTTGCACCAATACCGTCGGGGGCGGTCCCCAAGTCTTCAATGAACATGCAGTTCTTGGCGACTTCATCCCACAGGTCAACTGCGGAAAAGAGAACGGAATGGAGGCGTGGTTTGTCGCCGGGGTTTGCGGCCCAATCAACAAGCGTCTGTCCGATTTTCATGACCCGACGATGGGTTGCTGGGTAGTCCTTTGCTTCACGAGTCTCTCCGTCTTCGTCAAAAGTTTGGAACATGACATTTGGATTGAGGCAACGAATGTTGTTGGCGAACTCACGGTGATGAGTCACGCGT